CCATTTTTTTCCTGTTCTATCATTCATCGCCTCCGTCATAGCATTCACAAGGAATTTCATTTTCAAACATTTTCATTTGGGCGTTATCAAAAGCTACAATTTCAGTCCAGGAATGATTGCGAGCTAAACCTTTTACTGACCCAGCATCTAAATATTCTTTTGCATTTAGCTCCATTGCTAAAGCTCTATCTAACAAATCAGGATGTGTTTTTTTCAACAATAAAACATCTTTTGCTTTAGTGCTTGGACAAAAGAAACAGGCCGACTTGCCTGGAGGTTGTAAGCCAGCATTTTTTATTGATTTAATACATTCATCCCTTCCCATGTTCCAATCAACTAACGGATATTTCATTTCATAAAGCTTTGTAATTTTTTCATCTAATACTCTTTTTGCTCGATGAGGTTCGTCAGCGTCATAACCAATAAACTTATTGACCTTTTCGCCTTTAGCCCAAACTTCTTTAACCATTGGATGATTCTTAATAAATTTATCTTGAGGTTCACCTTTATACATTTGCGAACATCTTTTATATCCAAAAGCTATTGATGGAATAGTTTTATGTTTCAAACAAAATTGTTCAAGGCCTCCTATCTTTCCAGGAGTGTCAGCTCTAACAATTGTTATTTCAGGAAAACCTTTAGAAACTAACCATTTGCTAAACATTTCTAAATAAGCATATGTTTCAGGCCTTTCACCTTCTGTGTCTGCAAAAGTAATTAAGTCGCATGGAATCCCTCGGTTAATCATTTCAATTAATAAAGCTGTGCTATTTGTTCCAGCTCCATAAGAAACTATGTTCATTTTTTAATCCTTAAAATAATGGTTCGTCTTTAATTAAATCAAATACATTTATCTTTGATAACCTAGGCAATCTTTTAATAATGTGATTAGGTTTGTTGTAAATATAATGACTAGCTTCATGTTTTGTTTTAAATCTGCGAATTGACTCACCAAAGTCATCTATTACCAAGTAACGAAATACGACTGCATCATTTACCATGACTCCTCCTGTGTTGGTTCATCCAACCAGCGTGATCCGTTAATCCATGTTGAGGCATGAGGAATGTATAAACCGTTGTTCTTAAACCATTGAGGGCTTTTCTTTTGCCATTCTAGGGCCTTTAATACTAAATCAATATCAGGGTCATGTTTTAACCATGCTTTTAAAGCAGCGGTCTTTCCTACTTTACGAGGATATGAATTCCAAAACTGATTAAAGGTATTATCTTGATTAATGATTAATGATTTATGATTAATGGTTAATGATTTATGATTAATGATTGGTTGAACGAGCGTTGAACGAGCGTTGGCTGATGCTTTACCAGCTCTGCTTGCTTGATCCACTTTAGAGTTATATCGCTCTATTTCACGGTCACATCGATCATGAATCCAACCATTTTCAGTAGTTACAAAAAACTCATTTAAAATTAAATCTGCCATATCTATGTTATCAATCCTTAACTTTCGCAAGATCATAGCGTGATCCTTTGGAATAGGCTTCTCTGAATCATAATAATAATTAATTAAACGTAGATAAATAGCTTCTTCCTCCAAAGATAAATGAGCTGTATTGCTAACCCATTCCTTTATCTCAAACTGAAAATAGTGCATAAATCCCCTTATTTCTTAAAAATACGTCTTAAAAATACTTCAGGAAAGGTCAATTTTACCCTTGCAGGTATTCCTCGAGTCTTCCATTGGTTCACTTTTATTACATCATGATGGCTTGAAAAGCCCAATTTATGGGCTAATTTCGTTGCTCCACCATAATATTCAATAATTTCTTTGTCATTCATAGGCATAACTTTAATCCTTTTTCAAGTATTATTGCAAATTATTTTAAACATTTAATTTAAATTATTTGCTATTTAGGTATTGTTTTTTTAAAACTACTCGTTTAATATAAACGCATCGGTTAAATAAAACAACCGAATTTTTTAACAACGGAGGATTAAAAAATGCAAATTACTTTAAATCAATACGAAACAGAATTATTATTAAATTTAGTTGATTCAAAAATTGAATCATTTAAAGAAAATTATAATGATCCTATGGTTACTAAAATAGCTTCTTTAGAATTAATTGCTATCGAATTGGAATCTCATTTAAATTCAATTAAGGAGCTTGTATGAAAACAAAAGGCATTATAGTAACCGTAATCGCAGTCTACCTTTATGGTGGACTGTGGTTATATGTTTTATTCCCAATTCTTTCTAAATACTTTGGAGCTTAATATGACTATTCAACAAGAATACGCAGAAGATTTAATCGACACCGACTCAATGGAAGTTTTTGTTCATATGGATCAGGAACAAATAGCTAGAACACTTCGTGCTATGTATTGGGCAAATCAAAAAGGCGATATGTTAAGCCTTAACCTTTTTGCCAAATCTTTAAGTAACGCATTATTTGATACTGCAATGGAATTAACAGAAAAAAAGCTAAATGAGGTCAATGCTTATCAAGGCCCTTTTGACCAAATGTATGACATGGGCCATTCACATAAAGATTTTCTATGATTAGATTTGTATTAAATGTTTTATCTTTATACAGGAAAGGCTTTACATTTCGTAAGGCTTTCCAACTTACAAAAACTTATAGGAGCGTTAAATGATTAAGCCAGGAATAGTAAAAATTGGTGACAAGGAATACAGAACAGTTGCATATCGAGTTAATGAGTTTCGTGAATCAACCATTTACAAAGGTTGGTCTATCATGACTGAAATGGTTAAAATTGATGAAGAGCAATGTGTTATTAAAACTCAAATCATTAATGCAGATAATCGTATTGTGGCCACAGGTCATGCACAAGAGTTTCGTAACGCTTCACGCATGAATGGAACATCTTATGTCGAAATATGTGAAACAAGTTCAATTGGCCGCGCATTAGCAGTTCTTGGCCTTTCAGGGACAGAATTTGCAAGTGCAGATGAAGTTATGAACGCAATGTATCAACAAAAGAATCCACCAATAACTCAAACTGCAACTCCTGAAGATATTGAAAATGTTGTTAAGCAAATCAATAAAGCAGAATCTATTGACGAGCTGATGGGCATCTATCAAAAAGCTTCTACCAAGTATGACAAAACATCTTTAGCAAAACTAAAGACTTTTTTAACTGATCGTAAAATTGAATTAGGGGAATAATATGTCACCACAATCACAAAAGCTATTTAAGTATTTAAAGAAAAATAAAACAATTCAACCTTTAGAGGCTTTAAGGGAGCTTGGCATTTACCGACTATCTGCAAGAATTTTAGATTTGCGCAATGATGGTATTTCAATAACAACTAATCGTATTCAAGTTAAGAATAGACAAAAAGAAATTTGTTCTGTAGCTGAATATAAATTGGAGGCAAGATAATGAATGACATTATTCAGGGAAGTTTAGAATGGCTTGAGCTACGCAGAGGATTTGTTACAGCCTCTCGCGTAGCAGATATCCTAGCAAAAACCAAAACAGGCCCAAGTGCTAGTCGACAAAATTATTTGATTGAGTTGGCACTTCAACGCGTTACAGGAGTTGTTGAAGAATCCTATCAAAATGAAGCAATGTTAAGAGGCACTCAAGAAGAGCCATTGGCGCGAGATGCATATCAAAAAGAAACCAAAACTTTTGTTGAGGAGCTTCCGTTTGTTAAGCACAAAACTATTGAATGGTTTGGTTGTTCACCTGACGGAATTATTAGAAAACAAGATGGCACATATAACCTCTTGGAAATTAAAAATCCAAATAGTGCTACGCATTGGTCATATATTAAAGCTGGCGAACCACCAACTAAATATAAAATTCAAATGATGGCTCAAATGGCTTGCACAGGTGCTGATTGGTGTGACTTTTATAGTTACGATAGCAGAATGCCTGAAGGTAGTCGTTCATTTTTAGCTCGTTTACCAAGGGACAATGCTTTTATAGAGTCTATGGAAAATGATATTAAAGCATTTCTTGAAGAGGTTTCTTATGAAGTTAAGCTTATGGAAGCTAGACAATAGTGAGAAATGGTATAATTATGGTTGGCAATAACATAGGGGGATCACTAATGATCGACCAAGCCCTGCTTTGCCTTGCGCAAACAATCCATATGGAAAGTTCTATGGAGCGTAAGGAAGCTCAAGTTGCAGTAGGTTACGTTCTTATGCGAAGAGCGGACTTTGATCCAAAACAAGTGTGTGCTGAAATGAAAAAACCATATCAGTTTTCATGGTATGGAAAAGTAAAGCCACCTGAACACAAGCAAATAAATCCTTATTTTCTTAATCTTGCATATCGCATTATGCATAAGTTAGAGCCTGATTATTCTTATGGCGCAACTAACTTTCACGACACCACAATTAAAAAACCTACGAGTTGGTTCAAGCTTAAAAAAACAGCCCAATGGTC